TAATGTTAGATGTAGCCTTCTTACCAAAATAATTTTCTTTAATGGTTTGAAGTTTTACCTTGAAAGATTCAGCATCGTCATATGCAAGTTCTTCAGCTAAGCCTTTGAACTTTTCTGCATCTGTATCTGCCATATCAGTCGAGAATTCTATAATCTCTGCAACACGCTTCATTTCATTGATCTGTTTGGTCAACTCAACGTTAGCAGCTAATTGCTCATCAAGCTTAGCCTTGGTAGACTCTGCTTCTTCTTGCAATTCTGCTAGAACATCGAACTTTTCTTCTGGAACGTCGATGTGGTGTTGTTCGAAAAGACCTTTCATACCAGCAATAAAGCTTTCAGTAATTTCAGTCTTCATACCATTTTCAAGGGCAAGCTCATTATCTGTCATCCACTGCTCAACTACGTAGTTGAGATATCCATCAACTTTTTCAACAATACCCTCTTTGATTGATTCTACTTGCTCTGCAAGTTTTTCATCAAACTCTTCTTCGAGTTTAGCAATCTCTTGCTTTACTCGTGTAACTACTGCGGCTTCAAAAATTGTAGCAGCCTTAGTTTTAAATTCTTCTGATAGTTCTTCGCCGTTAATAAGAGCAGCAACGTCTTCTGCAACGTCAACGATTACTTCTTCTTTATTCATTTTTCTAACTCGTTCTACGTGTTTATCTAAATTTGCGCCTCTATGGAACATGTCTGATGTTTCTCTACCAGTATAAGTTCTACCAGTATGAGCATCATGATCACGCGAGCCACGCTTTGACGATAATCGTGCTGAAACTTTATCAGCATACTTTTGTTTTAATTCTGAAGATAGTTCATGTAAACGTTCTGCTTGTTCTTCTTCTGAAAGAGCTTGAAATTCTTCTTCACTAAGAGTTTCTTCTTTCATAGCCTTTTTGTTATAACATGAAGAAGCTTCGTCTAATTCGTATTCAGACTGTTCTTCTTCCGAAAGAGCTTTAAATTCTTCTTCGGTTAAACCTTCGGCTACTAATTCTTCTGCTTGTAACTTCTTTGATTCCTCAAGAAGTTGGGCAATTTTTTCTTCGATTGACATCGTGTTCTCCTAATAACTGGATGAGTTCTATAATTATTTATCTATTTATTTATTTCAGATTTTTTAGAAAATTCTGAAAAGCCGCGATAGAGGCTTCATTTAATTTCTTAGATGGAGTACGTTGAATAAACTTCTTAGTATCCTCTATCTGTCTTTGTTCAAATTTTCCATCAATAAAAACCCATTCCACCGACTCCATAATACCTCTTACGAAAGCATCTGGAGCAGAAGGGTCGGCGACGATGTCTGCTGCAGTTGCCAGCATAAAATCGTCTTGAACAATTTGAACTCCTTCGTTGTTAGACTTTAGAGATCCAAGTGCTCGACTGGAAACACCGAGATTTGCTCCGCCATCTAAAAGACCGCGAGCAATATTTCCCATTGGTGTTTCCATAATCTTTGCCTTACCAATCCAATTGGTACCTTCTTTACGAAGATCGACGATAAGGTGTGAAACACGATCTAAATTAATAGAAGGTGTATCTGGGTGTCCTAGTTCACCATAAGCACGATTTTGCTTAACGAGTGATTCCATGTAACGACCAACTTCCTTGTCCATTACAGACTCAGGATACATACGGCCATTACGATTTTGTAATTCTGACTGAAGGAATACTCCTTCAATAAAATATTCTTTACCCTTACCGAGTTTATTCTCAGTAATGAATTTAGTTTGTTCTACGGTTTCTCTAATTAGATACATGGTTAGCTTCCTACTACTGCGGTGTTATCATAAACACTAAACTGTGCAGTTTCAATCTTGCTAGAATAACCAGATTGCTTTCTCAATGACAACCATACTTCCATCTGACCCGTAGTTGCCACTGCGATATTTGAAGTGTTTTCAATATTATCAACAAAGTCTGCATCGTTGAATAATAATTCACCTCCGGCAGCACCTAATAATGTTGCAATGACTACACTGTTTCGTGTAATAGTAGCAACACCAGCTGCAGCTCCCGTCCAATGTAAAGCAAGAATATTAACTGCTGGAGTGCCGTCAACGACTTCAGTAGTGTGCAAGCAATCGGTTGCAAGTGAAATGGTTTCACTCACTCCACTGCCATATACTTTTATTGCAACTTTCTGAGGTGTTTTTCTTAAAATTGTTTTTGCCATCTTATTCCCCGATTTGCTTTATTACATACATAAAGTTATTTTTTGATTCACGCATATAATCTATTATCTCATATTTATTCTTTAATAGTGTACTTAAGTTACTTTGAGTCTCTTCATCAATAGCAACTACACTTCCATCATTTAACGTGTACTCTAACTTATTATTAAAGTTTCCCACGGTCTGTCGCTTAATCTCGGTTATAACGGGATCAATTGAAAACATATTAGAAGAAGCAAGTTCAATATAGGATTCTACTAATGTATCGGTAATTTTATTAACTTTGTGATATTTTCTTATTAACGTAGCTATCTTTTCTTCTGGAATTATATTGTCTATATCGTTTACTAATTTATTATTCTTGATATAACTTACTATATCTTCCCTTGCTTCTTCCAAACTCTCTATAACCAAATCAGTTTTCTTATTATTAACGTATACAGTTAAGTCATTAGTTATAGCAATGCGATCTCCTTGATATACAAAGCTATCAAGGAGATTGTTTTCTGCTAATACATTTAACTTAAGCTTGCTGTACGTTATCATCGACTTCTGGTTCTTGTACGTTAAACATACTCTGTGCTACTTTAACTCTATAATCATCAAGAGCCGATGAAACCCTTTGCGATATCGCACTATTAAAGGTGTTCTCGATTGCAATAGAATCTCCTGCTACTAGGGCATCAACTAATTCACGTGTCATTGTTTATCTCCATACTTTTGATCAATTTGTGCTGACATTTCAGCCGATTGCGCATTCACTTCGGCTTGGGCTGCGCCCTTAGCTTTAATGTTTTCAACTTCACCTTGTAGCTGTTCAGCGTTATGTTCTTCGTTTTCTGCATCAATTTCTTTGATATCTTCTTCACTTAGGCGAAGAATATGCTTCTTAATATACGAAGGAGAATAATACTTACCAACAAAAGGATCAATCGTTGCAAGTAAGTTCATTCTTGCTTGCATGATTTCGCTATCTTTGATTTCGGCAAAGTGATTATCCTTAACGAAGTCAAACCTAATATCTTTTGATATTTCATCCCAGTCATCTACATTTATAACACCTTTAAGAACCAATTGTATCTTTAGAGTGTCTATGAATAACATCGCAAATTTCTTACGAATTCTTTGTACAAACTTAGTAAACTTAATTTCATCACGAGTAATCTCTGATGAGCGACCAAGGTTGAAAGTGCTATCTGACTTTAATCTACTAGCTGGAACATTGAGTGCTTGATATAACTTATCTTGGAAATACTCAATGTCTTCAATCTGTCCAAGGGTTTGTCCGCCTGGAAGTGTTGTGATCTCTGTGCCTTTACCGCCTTCTCGGCGTGGCATCCAAAAATCTTCCATAAGAGACATATGTTTACGATCATCTCTTACTTCGCCTGTTGTAGCATCATAAACAACTTTATTACGAAATTTGTTCATAATATCGTTAACGTATTGTTCTGCCTTTTGTTTTGGCAGATTACCTACATCAACATAAAAAATTCTGCGCTCTGGTGCTCTACTAATTCTATAGATAACCAACGCGTCTTCCATCATCTTTAATTGATTAACTATCTTAATTGCCTTATGCAAATAGGATAACATTAATCCAGAATTAGAATCTGTTACACCTGATGGTGCATAAACGATAGAGTCTAAAGGAAGTTTAATTCCTTGCATTCCGCCTTCACTAATTCCTTTATCATTATAAAGATAATATTCTTCTATACTTTTAACGATATCTACACCAGTGGCGTTCTTTTCTTTCTGAACGTTTTTGATCTTACGAATCTTTCGTGGATCAACTTGGCGTAATTCGACAATACCATTTTTTGGTTTAGTTTCGTCTACTAAAATCTGATAATATAATCTACCGTCAATATACCATGATCTAAATATATCATGTCCTCTTTGACTAAACTTTAATAAAGACAAAACTTGATTAAATTCATCAGTGATCTTTGTCTTTATAGATGCAGATAATTTCACATCATCTAAGACGATCTCAACTGGTGCGGTATCTTCTTCTGAAACAATAGCTTCATTCACAATATCATCGATTGCACTATCACAATCAGAGTATTGTGATATCTCTCTGTATCTACGAATAAGATCATTCTCATTCTTAATTTGAGCCTCAAGGCTCATCACTTGTGCATAATAACCAGACGCAGACGAAGAGACAACAGTTGAACCATCATCTTGCGATGGTGATACAACTGTCGCTTGATGAGGCTGCTTTTTACGCTTTATCTCAAAACCAAAAACCTGCATTATATAATCCGATTAATTATAGAGGGAACGATCCAATTGGAGTGTCAATGCTTACATTAACTCCAAATCCTGCTCCTTCAGCTGTATTAGATGTCCAATAGTTGTACTGGAATGTAACATCAAAAGTTTCGATAGTATTAGCTGAATCGAAATCGAGAGCAATCGCACCAATTTCAGTTGGATAAGCATCAACAAACTTGTAGGTCTTAACGATTGCGCCGTTACGATCTAGTTGATGTACTAATAGATCCACCTGATAATCACGTGGATTTACGCGGCCATTTGTTGAGGTTAGATTCTGAACACCATTAGACCAATTTTCCATAGCGTTACGAATTGCAAAATCCGTATCATTATATACTGTAATAGCCCAAGGTGCGAATGTGCGCTCACCAGCGATGTTTACTGCACGTCCACGATATTGAAGTGGAACGTTTTCAATAGTAGAAGCTGGAAGTTGTGCAGCCTTGCAAAGGAATTGGCTTTTAATACCAACTATTGGTCCTGCAGCTACGTATGTAGGGAAAGCTAACTCTACTCTAAATTGATTGGCACGAGCACCGCCACCAATTAGCTGAGCTTTAAAATCTGAAATATTAGCCATTAATGACTCCTTGTTGTTCTTAATATTTATAAGATTGGCGAGAGGATTAGTCTCGCCAATTTATTAACCACCAATTTCGTCAAAGCTTACACTTGAGCGAGCAGCGATGAAGTTAAGTGTGATGAAGTTGATAGAACGGTTTGGCTTGATAAAGATATCAGCAATGAATTCGTTGCGATCGATAACTTCACCAGTGTTGTTAGACTCATCACACTTAACACGGAAGTCGGTTACACCGCGACGACCCTGTACATCACGTAAGAATGGTTCAACCAAGTTCTTAAACTGTGCACGTGTAAAGGAATCATTGAATTCAAACATCTGATAACGTGCTGCAGTTGCAATAGATTTTTCAAGAACTACAAACAAGCGACGTACGTTAATACGATCAAACGCACTTGGTCTTGCCAACATTGTCTTATCGCCGTAAAGGATAGTTCCTTGACCTGGGAATGCTGTAACTGGATTAATACCATTCTGATATAATATATCACGATCTGCTTGACTTGGGTTGAATCCAAGTTTAACGATATTCTTAATCTGACCGCGGTTGAAACCACCTGGAGAGAACCAAGGATCAGCAGTGTAATCAGTACGAGCACATAAACCAGCTACGTCTCCGTTTAATGGAATCCAACGATATGAGTCATTATAACGATCGTATTGATACTTAAATCCAGAATCCATTACTGCATAAGAACTATTAATTGAAGTTGCATTCTTATAGGTAATCATTGCACTTGTTGCAGTAGAACCTAGAGAAGTGATAGGTGCTCCATTTGTATTTGGAGAAATAAACACAATACAATCTTTACGCTGCTCTAGAAGATCTAGAATTTGTTTAGCAGTTGTAGCTGATACATTACCGAGTGGAACTAGAGAGATATCATATTGTTCTGAATTAGTTAATGGAGCATATGCAGATACAATATTTGCAGGTGAAGATTCATAATCATCTACACCGCCTGATAGTGTTACATCGTTTGTTATAGCGTTTGTTACGAATGGAACCATAACCGCAACAGCTTTAGAAGATGTTGCTGCTACTTGTGCACGGGTTAAACCCCATCCGCTTTTAGCTACAGAAGTTAATTGTAAATTAACAACGCTTTCGTTTGTTAATCCTTCAACTACTTTAATAGTGTAACCTGTAATAGTTGGGCTACCGGTTGTCGTGATACTTACAATTGTATAAGTTCCGTTATTAATAACTGATCCAGAAAGCAGCAACTTACGTGATGCTTTATCTGGTGCCAAATCGTACCATGCTTTATAAGCAGCTAGTGTAGTGAAACCATCGCTGTCTGTAATGGTAATACTTCCACCTACACCAGTTTCATTACCTACTGCCGCCAAAGTACCAGCTACGCCAGTTGCTGCAGTAATTACTGAACTATTTGGTTCTGATGTTGTATCACTTGCGTGATCCATCCACCAAATGTATCTAGAACTAGAGTTGATAACACTCTTATAATAGTTGTTAGAACCATCCGAATTCTTAGCATCAGATAGTTTAGATAAGAATGAATATTTTTCTAAGACTGATCCAGGTACACCACTGAAATCACCTCTATTATTATCGTATATTACTACGTGGATCTCATCATTTGTGACACCCATTTGTTCTGCATATAAACTCGTTCCAGGAATGCCTTGGAATAAAGCTTTAATTCCAGTAGTTGCGCTAGCCCAGTTACCAGCATCTAGACGTACAACGCGTAATCCATTTCCTTTAGTACCAGGAAACTTAGCAGCCCATGTACCAGATGTACCAGAGCCATCGTTATATGATTCTAGATATTGATTGACGTTCTTAATCTTTGGCGCGGCCGCTGCAATAAGTGCTTGTGCTGTTGCGCGATCGCCACTACCTGGTGCTGTAATAGTAATTGTTGGAGCAGCAGTATAACCACTACCTGGTGTTAGAATTGTAACGCCCGTGATAGTACGTGTTCCACTTTGATTAGGAGCAGTACCAGTAACGTTATCTGTAAATGTAACGATTGCGGTTGGCTTAACACCTCCAGCAATTTGTGGATCGCTGAATCCAACCGTTGGAAGTTCACCGGTTGCACCATTCAGAGGTGGAGCATACCCGCTACCTGCCGCGAAGTTAAAAACTCCAGTTACGCCGCCACTTGCGACTGAAACTGCGTTTCTTAAACCAGAAGCATCACTTCTTACAATTAGCATGTTGTTAGTATATGCTAAGAAATTAGCAGCTGTAAAGAAAGACTGATAATTATAATCAGTTGGCGTACCGAATCTCGATACTAAATCGGTTTCTGAAGAAACTCTAACCGGATCTTCAACCGGACCCCAAGCAAATGGTCCAGCGAAGGCTCCAGCCGAAGAAGAAACTGCTGGCACAATTGAAGAAAAATCTTTTTCTACAACGGCTACTCCTGGGCTTAGTTGAAAAGGCATGTTAAAACTCCTGTTATTATGCAATAAACACCTTGTGATGTCTATTTTATTTATCTATAATCAGTTTTTAGAAGTTAGCAAGTACTTGCTCACTGTCTGTATTTCCATCATTATAAAATCCGAATGGTGTTAGCTGATCCTCGATCATCTTAATTTTATTTTCGTATATCACTTGTCTAATATTTATATTACTTAATTCTTTGAAATATGAATTAGTCGTTGCCCACGAAAATAAAACAAGAGGCATAACTAAATCATCATGGTATCCATCATCTGCTTCAAATGAATTCTTCTTTTGTATGAAAGTTGAGATTTCGGATATGATATCAGCATCAGGAATTAGAAGTTTCTTTTCCTCAACCAAAGTCTTGAAGTTAGAACATCCAATTCTTTTAACTTTCTTGTCAGTAGTAACTCCAAACTGAGTTTTACCTCCACCAAATCCGCCAGATATTACTTGTCCGTCTGTGTTTCTGTTTACCATTATCAAATTGTCATATTCATACTCATTATATAGAATGTCTGCAACCTGCTCTGAGCTATTAATTTCTACAAGAACATATGCATTATTATATTCCTTTGCGACGGTGTATATGACCGTTGGGTATAGCAAAGGACTAATCTTATTATCACGATATTTTCCTACAACCTTATAAGGCATGGTTGTCATATCTATTATAACAAATGCTGAATAGTCTCCATCTACTCCTTTTGCAGTATCTGCAACTATACAGTATGCCTTGTCTTCTCCATCAGAAGCTCTAACAGGCTTTTCATAAACATCCAATCCGTCCTTACTATATATGATGTCTCCTGGAGACATTTGTGATATAGCATTAGCTGATACGAGCGTAAGACTAGAGCCAAGGAACTTACATAATACCTCTTGGTTAAACTTAAGATCACCTAGAAGTTTATGCTGTTCAGTCGCCCATTTTTCATCACGCCCAGGAATGTCGGTGTAAGGAATAAACAATGTGACAAATCCATTACGTCCTTTCTCAGCATCATTCCAGAATTTCCAAAAGTGATTATAGCCAAGAGGTGTAGAACTTAATAGAATCTTTGTAGTTTGACCTGCAGAAATTGTAGGATAAACAGAAGTAAAGAATTGCTCAGCAACTGTGTTTGGAACAATTGCAGCTTCGTCAACATACAACATGTTTACAGATTTACCACGAATACCAGATGTAGTAGTTGCTGAAGTGAATACCTTAGATCCATTCTCTAATTCAATGTCACCTTTATTCCAAGTTACAACACCTTGCTGCATCCACTTTGGAAGCATTTCATACATCACTTGATAACGATCAAGAACTTCTCGAGCTGCACTTGCTTTGTTAGCAAGAATAGCAACTGACTTATTTGCTTGAAACAATGTATACCAAAGAATGTATGCAGCAGAGGAAGTCGTCTTACCTTGTTGGCGTCCTTCCATAAGGATAACCATACGATTACTATGTATAACATTAATCTTATTGACTTGACATGGGTACAACTTAAACAACTGTAGACCATGATCAAGAGTTACGATATAGCAATAGTTCTCGATGAAGTAGATTGGATCTTCCGCACACTTCATGTACTCTTCAAGTTGATCCTTGTCAAAGGATATGACTTGACCAGCACTCTTTAGATTAGAGTTAGAATTATAAAACTTTACATCATTGGTTGCCATACTATATTAATATTCATCCCAAGAAGTTGTCGTATTTCCCGTAGTAGTATTACCCTGTTGTTCTAAAGCAGCAAGAGACGTTAAGTCAGTATTATTAGTATTGACAAATATAGTCTTAACGATATCGCCATTTTGAACTGGTCCGTACATCCATGCCTTGATAGTAAAGTTGAATGTATATGTTACGAATCTTCTAGTCTGAAAGTCGCCATCATATTCATCACTCATAGTTACAGAATTCAATATAACTGGAACATCACTTTTGATATTCGAATCAGGAATTACATTAATAACCATTGTTAATTCTGGAGAGAAGTACGGAACTATTTGTTCCATAATCTGAAGACCATCTTCTGATGTCTTAGCGAGGGCATATAAACTTATCTCAATATTATATGGTACTGGAGCATAAGTCTTCTTAGTAAGATTAGGAGTAGAACATGTTATAAATGATGTTCTATTAAACTTACGTTGAGCATCATAACTAAATCCTGTAATTTCAAATGCCATTCTTGGTAATACTGTATATACATGATTCTCAAGAGAAGAATCTTGTTCAATTCTGACTAACCATTTTTCCTTTGGTGCATACGTAATAGGCACTGCTATCGTCTGTTGCTGACTCTTATCGGCATTCTCACGCTTGATTTTGATGTCACTAAATAAACTACCAAATGCTACAATAGTTTTTCTTGTAATGCCGTGATAAAAAATATCATTGTTCAACATGTGTTAATCTCCAAACGGATTAGAGGTATCAAACACATGAGTTATAGCTTCTTGTTTGAACGATGTATTGCTGCCAAATGAATTTGGATTATCTACATTAATATGTATTGTTGCTACAGCTACAGCTGTAACTCCTGATGCTGGAGATGATATCGTCACAGTTGGAATAGAAGTATATTGAGATCCCGCATTAGTGATGGTAATTGCAATTACTTTTCCAGCATTAGATCCAGTTCCTAAAGTTGCCACTGCAGTAGCACCTAAACCTCCTCCATCACTTATCGTTACAGTTGGAATAGAAGTATAACCAGAACCATTATTAGTTACATTTATGCTCAACACTTCACCATATACAGATCTTGTGACATCAGTGGAAAAAGTTTTAAGAGATTCGAAAGTATCAATATCCGCATTACCAGTCTCAATTTTCTCAGAGCTATACTGGAACAACTCTACTTGTAAGCGATATACGTATAGTTTCTTGAGTTGATAAAATGGATCTTGGTGATCTACAAACTTAATCTCAAATAAACCTCTTGTTAATGGGAAATATAATAGATCACCTTCAGCTGGACGATTAGGCAAAATGATGTCATTATGCTTTCCTACAAACCTTTCCCATGTCCTACGTGCAACAGTAAGTGTTGCAGACTGTTCCATCATCAGACCAAACTTTTGAATGAATGCGCCTTGACCTGCAAATCCATCTACTGTCTCAAGATACATATCGATAGGATACGCGTCTTGAAACTTCGACATACGGTCTTCTCCGAGAATCTCGTCTTTAGCTACTAGAGTTCTAGGAATGTAAAACATTTCCTGACCATAGATAGAGATTGACTCTATCGTAAGATCTTCTAGTAGGTACTGTTCGTTCTTAGTACCGTGAGAAAAATAAACGTTACGTGCCATATTAGCCCATGAAGAATTCTAAAGGAGCTGACTTTGTTAATAAGTTATCTTCTAGTTTTTCTATTTCTGTAACAGCTTCTTGATATAACCTATCTCCATCGATAGTTACACCACCTGGAAGTTGCATTCCCTGAAACTTCTTGATGTTAGTGGCCCATTGCTTTTTAATCAAAGCAGTCGTATAGTGCTTCAACCACGAATCACCATACATTCTTGGTGCATCAGTTGGATCTAAAACTCTATAGCACTCTACAAGAAGAAAGGTGCCAGGTTGAATATTTTCTTGCCATTGTTCTTCAATATAAAGTTTGTTTGTTAATCGATTGAAACGATATAATGGATGGCCGTTAAGTGTTAAATCTAATAGCGAAAGATGAGCCATCACTTGTGTATAATAAATGACTGACGTAGCAGTCAGATCATATAAATCGTTTAGTCTTAATTGATACTGTAGATCAAAAATAGACTTAGATGTTGAGGTCCCTGATGCAATTGGGAATACGCGAGTTACGCCATAAACCAAATCTGGCACTGGAATATATCTATTAGTCACATCTGTTGTAGTGACAAGATGTTTTAGATAAACTTTCTCGATACCATCGAAGTGATACTGTCGGAAATACTCAATAGCCTCATCTACTCTATCTTCGACCTGAGCATCGTCAATATTAATCTCGACAACAGGTTCACCTAATTCTCTTAGGCACCAGTCGATTAATCCTTGTCTTGTTGTTACGGCCATGTTCTTCCTTAGTTATCTTATATTTATTGTGCTTCAGATATCAACTTATTAATTAAAGTGCTGCCAAATATACTATCTAATGTTCTTCCAGAACCATTGTATACCATAGAAGATAAAGCATTTGATGTAGTAGTCGCATAAATTACTATGACAGAACCGGTTAGCAGCAATGTTGCTTGCGATATATCACCTGCACGAGTTGCATACATATTCGCTATATTAATTGTGTAATCACCACCTAAATATGTTACTCTAGATCCTGCAAATATTGTAAACTGACTTGTAGTAACAGTCATTGTCACAGCACTTCCATTTGTAGTAGATACTACAGTAAATGAATTATATCCATTCGTACTAGATATTTTTACGCTTTGTGCTCCACTGGTGTACGCAGTTCCATTTATAGTAATAGAACCACCACCACTTGGAGTGATAGTTATATTTTGTCCAACATAATAACTATGATTAGAAGTTGTAATCGTTCCAGTAGATGTTATGTTACTAGCAGTAACAATACTTCCATTTATCATTTCTGCTGTTAGTAAACTGCCGTTTATAGTTTTCAGAAGAGATAGATCTACTCTATCTCCTGCGGCCGCGGAAACATCTAACATCTTTGTTTTAGAAATACCAGAACTTGCGCCAATACCACCAGCAACCATTAGCACATCACCATTATTGCCGCCATTCATATTAACACCAACGCCGTCTGTTACACTCATAACAGACGCATTGACTAAAATATCTGAATCAGTGCTAGCACTTAAAAGTATTGGATATATAGAATCATATACACCAACTGCTAATAAAGAGTCACTTCCTATTTGACTATAAAGTCTAGGTGCTGTTACACTACTAGTAGCATAGGATATTTTGCTATTGTCGCGATAAACAATAAGTTTATCTGGTTCATCGCCAACCGCAACTACTTGTAGCCCTACGCGACCATATAAGGTTACTGTAATCCCTACGTATGTCAGATTATTATCTGAATTAAAATAAGAAGAGCTTATGTAAATAGCCGTTAAAGAAGCTGCAGCAATTCCTGGTTCTAAGTATAATCCAAATTTATCGCCTCGTGGCGCCCCCACCGTCGGCCCTACTGCGTCTGCCAAAGGCGCTGTTGCACCTGCATAATACTTTGTGATATAAACAATATCATCATTTGCTATTTCATTAAACGCATCTTGAATTGTGGAATAACCACCAGCACCAACTATGCGCACTCTTAGTGTACTAGTAATTTGCAAATATGAAATACCACTTATTGAACTACTTACTCCAGTAAATGGATTTGTGTAAATTATTTTTTCAGTGCCATTATCGATATACGAAACTAAAATCTTATCAAGATTATTAGGTACTGGTTTAATTTGTTTCTTTGAGAAAATACCATGAACATGTCGCTGACCAATAGATAATGAAGTAAATGACTGCGGAATATTAATTAGTTGCGGAGTAGAATAACCACATCTATAACTATACTCGTAATCAAGAGGTATAGATGTAGTAGAAACCCATGTATCATAAGTGGTAACATACGTCGGAGTTGGAACGTCAAATCTATTAAAGATATTCATGGCTGTCTTTAGACATTCACTAATGTCATGTTCTACAACCGAACCCCACATATATACAGAACCAGATGTCGTTAATGCGCCAGCTAAATATTTTCCATTACTGTACACTTCATTCCAGTTTGTAGCTGTTCCTATCTGTGTAAATGACGTTACGCTATACGGTGTATTCCCAAGACCTAGGGTTCCATTTTGACCCCATCCAATTCCCCATAGCGTACCATTTTTCTTTACAGCAAGAATGCATCGCGAACATACTGCTATAGACTTCCATCCTATAGCGTCAGTAGCAAGAATTACAAATCCATCATTTCTTATTGCTCCTGCTGCAGTGCCGCTATTATGAATACTTAAATACTGGGAAGTTATTCCAATTCCAGCTTTGAGGCCATTATAATATATCTTCGTACCATCTTTAGAAATAGCTACATGCATATTATTATTATGCTTTACTGTGAGCCAATCTATAGGATCATCATAATCATCGTAAAAAGTATAAGCGTTATTTGATATGGTCCAATAGCCGTCTTTCTGTGGACTAGCTGAAAAAGGACTCGCGAGAGTACTCCCAATATAAGTATTACCAGCAACTCCAAAATCTTTAGGACCCCATACCATATAGGCGTAACCAGAAGGATACTCTGTGGGTTCATAAAGAGCACTACTTTTTGCATTGAAATGACTTACTGCTGCGTGTGTATCTATTAATTTTACGTATGTTCCATTATATGTACTGCTATAGTAAAAAAAGCTAGAGAAGAGAGTTGGTGTTTTCATAACCATAGTAGGATACGATGAAGTTGATAGAATACCGTAAACTTCATTAGTTCTATCGCAGCCAAATGCTAAACCTGGCGTAGCTGCCGATAACATGCCAGTTCTATAAATTTGCCCATTGTTTCTAAGAAGTGTACTAGTTCCTCTGCACAAATATTTGTCTATTCCGGACCACCAAAATGTTCCATTGCTGTTTATATCTGATGCAGCTATTGGGTAATTACTAGTATTAATAGTTCGGGTAGTGGATGGGGAACCTGTATCTTGTAGAGATAATCTTTTAGAAGACATTCTAGACGTTCCAGCTATAACATCTTCCCAATCATAACTAGTACCAATTTGCGTTGGAGTAAATTTATCTTCAAATACATCATAAAAAATCTTGCTTGAATTATATGATAAGAATGCAAACACACTAGAATCTAAACTTATGTTTCCTCCAGTAGATGAATAACTGTGCTCAGGATATGAGTCTGGTCTATATGGCCATTTCGAAGAGCTTAAAGATGAGTGAACATTATTGAAACAAAATAGATTAGTGATTTGACCATTATCACCAACTATATGGTTAACTGCTGCTGATATAGTAGATGTTGCTGGTAAACCTATTGTTGTAGGATCTATTTTTGTAAAAATAGAAGTTGCAGCGTCATACTTTACCATGCAACCACCGTCTCCACTCATGTATAGTATTCCAGTCATAGAATCATATACAACTGAACGAAGACTTCTACATGATAATGTAACTATATCCATTTCAGTCCAAGTTATACCAAGGTCGTCACTATATATTAACACAGCTTGAATTTCAAGCGAAGAGTTAGTATTAGAACCTACTGCATAAAGTCTATTGCGGTTTTGATCCCATGTTATGCTTTTAAAATGGTAATTTCCTGAAGGATCTAATCTAGTAATCGTAGTTTTATTAATCCATGTGACCCCGTCATCAGTAGAATATTTGATAGTATCAGAGTCACCGACCATAATAAATCTAGATATAGATGTTGGATTTACTGACACCTCGCCAGTTGTACCATTAGGTCTTTTATTTGATATTGCAATGACTTGATTTAAGTTTACTGACCCAGCTTGAGACACCGAGAATCCTGGATTGCTACTGGCAGTACCAGCCGCAACTTGTCCAGCAATATTGGAGCATCTTATAACTTGTCCAACATTTCCAACTAAAATTAAAGAACCATTATCCAGTGCAGCTGCTGAATTAACACTTTGTGTTAAATCATTCGCACCCCACGTAGTCCATTGACCAGCAGAAGCAGATGCTACAGGATCAAATGTTAAAGCATTGCTCTCATTAATATTACTACTTAGCGAGATAAGACCTCTGCCAAAAACACCGTCGTTAACACCTGAGTTAAAACCATATGCAACATATCTCATGTTATATTTGGTTCTATAATCACTATTAGTATTAATTTTTATTATACCTTTGAAATTAATGCCACTCGTGTTATGATAACCATAATTAAATGCCGTTGTTGCATCGGCTTTAGTGGGTATTGTGCGAATAGTATTTCCAGGATTACGATAACTTTGGAAAATTAAACCATTAGTCCCAACTCCAACTATAGATTCGTCATGAGGATCGCTGTGTATTCCATACGTAACTCCAGTAGCAACACCGCTAGTGAATGTTAATGACTTAGTACCAATAGTTTTATCAGTACCAAGTTCTCCATGTTTATTACTTCCCCATCCCCACAAGCTTCCATCAGTTGCAATTGCGTGAGTGTGGTTACTTCCTGCAGAAATTTTCTTAAACTTTGCAGTCTTTCCAACACCTGAAGGAACTACAGATTGCGGATATGAAGTGGAAGAGCTTGTGCCATAAACATTATCTATAGAAGAATTGTTTGTAAGTTGTCCGCAGTCATTACGACCCCACGAATACACCAGATTATTTGTGGAAATCTTATCAACGCTAAACGTTAAGTCGTCAATAGACATGGTGTATTCCGAAGGAACATATCCTGCTACTGAAAAGGTTTTCTTTAAATTAGAAGTCATTATATTCTCATTAAATAATAGAATCTAATCTATTTAGGAGTACTACGTTATAGTCTGGTATGCCGAAATCACCTGAAATAATAATTCCATCTATTGTAGAAGGTACTGATTTTCGTGTTTTCTTCCCAGCAAATCCATTACTAAGAGGAGTTGCTTCCCACCATGAACCGACCTGAACACCATTAACAGACTGAGTGCCAGGACCATCGGACCAAATCATGGTGTGTCCATCGTGTCTTATACCTATCGTTTGTCCTGGCGCGCATAAAATTTTCTTAAATACGCCCATTGTGCTAGACACAGATTCAATTAGAGTAGGTGCGGATGTGTTTGCGGCACCTAACAAAGTGCCAGGTCTATCTAATCCCCATGCATATAACTGACCATTTTTATTAATTGCATAAGAACCGCCAATAGTTCCATATATGCTTTCCCAATCTGTACTAGTTCCAATTTGCGTAGGAACGTTTGCTATTGCAGCAGTCGCTGCAGTTCTTCCTAATACACTTCCGCTACTAGAAGGAGTGTAATATGCAGAAAATCTTTGTGCTCCCCAACTCCACAATGTTCCATTTGCTTTAATTGCTAGTGAGTGAAATTCACCACATGCAATATCACTCCAATCATTAGCAGTTCCTATTTGAATAGGTTGATAATTACTTGCTCCAGCTGTAGCTCTTCCAAGTAAATCACATCCAGCCTCTTCTCCCAACTCGCCTCTACCCCACGTCCACAGCGTTCCATCATTTCGTACTGCAACGTTGTGATAATGTGCACACGCGACTTTCTTCCATCCATATGCTGCAGGGTATACTATTTGATTTGGTATATTACGGATTGCACCACCTGCAACACCAGCTTCTCCATAACCGTTAAGACCCCAAACCCACAAAGTTCCATCTTCTCTAATAGCAGCACTTGTATAATAACTATGAGCTGCTTGAATCCATTTATAGTTTACAGTGTCGTATGGATTAATTGGCGTTCTTTGTCTACTAACTAGTGCGGAAGATCCAATCTGCCCTTGCGGCCCTCTTCCCCATATCCACAATTTTCCAGAATAGTCTATGGCCATTCCTGTGCGTGAATAACCATTGCTATTTGAAAAACGACTATACCTACCAGCAGGATGATAGATTCTTTTAGGCCATGATGCTTGAAACACACCACCCTCCAAGCCCTGCGCGCCATCAACACTATAACCCCACACCCACAAGTATGTAGGAATGTTTAAAGATGCGTAGTTATCCATCAGATATGCTTTAGAAACATATCTATCCTGCAGCGCAGCGTCGTTAATTGTATAACCTAATTTTCCTAATGGCATATTAAATTTTTTCTATTAGATGATTACCTTGAAATGTATGTGCTATACTCAAGAATTTTTTATATTGATTATTAGTGGCGTAAAGACCATTGGCGCCGGGACCACCAATCACCGTGCTCACCGTGCCAGATGAAGTTCTATAACCTGGATCAAATTTAACACTTTGTCTAACATCGAAAGATCCTTTATCAAAGTTTACATCGTACCATTCACCCCATATATAAAGACTACCGTCATCTTTTAACCCAAGATAAGATGCTTCATGATAGCCATTAAAAACAGAAGCATTATGTATATAAAGAGATTCGCTCGAATAATTTTTATAAACTATATCCATCCATCCCTGATGCCCAGATACTTCTTTAAATCCTGTTTCAAGTGGAGGTTTTATAACAGCTATCTGATTAGTCTTAGTGCGATAGTTTATATAATTTGTTGGAGGATAGGAGTATAAACTTAAATTTTCTTCAACTATAAAAGAACCCAAACCTGTAGTTAAGGTTGTACCAGTTGCGAGCCCTTGCCCGTAGCTAAAAGTCGTAGCACTCAACACAGTAATTGCTGCTGGATCTTCTGTATTTAGAGGTCCTTGCTGAGTACCAACGCACCCAAGTACTCTTATTTTTGCGCCAGTAAGCAAAGTTGAAGTACCATCATGAGTTACTATGGCTGTGCTACCGCCTCCACTAGCCACACTTGTTACGTTTAGTTCAACAAGTGTTTTTCTATGGATAGCATTGAACATTAAGCTACCATCAGACTTTATTATGTAATAACCATCACTTGAAAATGCTTTAGCTCCTACAGGATAAATTGTTAAACCAGTACTTTCAACGGTTTCGCTATAAACGTTAGATGCGCTAGTTCCAAATGATCCGAACACGCCAACATCGCCATTCTTTTTGATACCACACCAATAAGATCCGTTATTAACAATATCTATCCACTCACCAGAATCAACTAACACTGGTGTGTACGTATACAATTTACTAGTTCCAAAGATAGGAATAGTTCTTTTATAAGTGAAAGCTCCTACTTCACTAGTGGTACTGATGTTTGGATATGTTGTACTAGGTTTTATTGGATACATTCCCCATGCCCATAATGAGCCATCTGCACGTATAGCCATTCCACTTCTATCTAAAGAATCAGCGCGCCCAGAAGCTACAACAGCCTTTTTCCATGGACCAAGTTTATTAAGCTCTGTAGCTTTTGCAAATGTTTTTCTTTCGTCAAATGATGCTGCGGCCGCCGATGTATAGTCTGCGTATTTTCCAAGAGTTACTGCAGATGCTGCATCTTCTTGAGGATCACCACCAAATTCAAGTGCTGTAGATTCACCTAACCACACATCGCCATTTTCATCAATAGCACTTATATGATTACTATACGCCTCATAAAGTGGACCTATATTGTTTGCAAATATATCTTTAAACTTTACTGAATATGATGGTCCACCTAATTTTCCGCGAGTATATCTTGGTGCAACACCATCTTCTTTCCAACCATCTTCTTTAAAAAGGCCCCAAGTATATGCAGTTCCATCATACTTAAGTCCAATCCTTTCGAACATACTTAACGCTATTATTTTCTTCCAGCCTGAAGCTGCTGTGCCATACGCATTAATCGTATCAGAAGAAGTAGGATCAATTGCAGTACCTAAAGCTGCTATTGCATGAGACATGGGAAAACTGTATGAATCAATTCTTCCCATAATGCCTAAACTAAAACCTGCGTATGTCGTGGCAAACCACATACGAGTTTGAGCGTTACTCTTATCGAGCAATTCATCATATCCTAATGCTAGACTTTCGTCTAAATCGATATTATTAAGTTTAAAACCGCTCATTTCTTCTCCAATGTGATTTTGCGTTACTGACTAACTTTTGTTAGTCAATAGTAGAATATTCTGGCCAAACTATATTCCAAGGATCTTCTTGTTTTGTAATGTCTGCAAGAGATTGCATATACAAATGTAATTCTCTAATATTATCAGTTATCGGATATGTTGCACCAATAAATTCTCTTAGGCTAATTTCTCTATTATATCGTAAAATTCTCCATTCAAAATCATTCATAATTTTATCTCGTTGATTACGAATTTCTTGCCATTTGTGTTCATTAGTTACTTGGGCAACATTCCATTTACCAATGCCATCTTCCATAATCCATTCTAAACGCTCTCTGAGTGAATCATAAGAAGGTGGCTCTTCTATATATCTATACCCAGCATATGTAATATCTTCTTCTGTAAATGTAGAAGAATCAGTTTTGGTCATCCCATTAGAAAGACGGATTCTATGAGGAAGATCTTTGATAGGATATTCGTTATTGTAGCTGTACATATTTAACCTCATCTCTGTTATTTTATGACCATTTTGCGTATAATGTTGTAAATGTAGATGTTAAGTTCGCCAGTGTTAATGGAGCACTATAAAAAGCAAATTCATATAGATACATTGGAGGGCGAGCACTATAAAAAATAGTTCCGAGTTCTAAGTATCGATTGCTGCTTGCTGTTGTGCTGTAAGTTGGTGTGTTGGATGTAGTGCCTGTATGAGTATATATTGTAGCAGCACTTCCACCAATAGTTGTTCGAATAGTTACAGTGTTATTAATTACAGTTATCATATCAATAACTATTCCAGTTATTCCACTTCTATTAGGTGTCGTGGTCGATGAATATGCAGCTACGGCTGCATAATTTATAGTCTCTAACTCATTATTACCGCCAGAGTTTGAGAAATACATTAAACCATTATAGTCATATGAATATCCAGCCAACATGTATCTAAAAGGTGGTGTAATGTAGCTACTTCCTTGGGTTGTGTGGTATCTCCAAACTGCAATACATGAATAACCAGCAGATGTTACATTAGGAAAAGCGTCAGCTGCCGATCTTAGCAGTCCACCTGTGTTCGAGCCAGTAGTATTGGGAAGAGAAAGATATTTTTTTCCGTTTGCTGTTTGTAAAATAGTAGCAGGGGTATTCGTCCCAGATGAATATACAAACGATAATGACGGAGTTCCTGCTGCTGCACCAATCGATGTTCCTGAAGAATTTGTAATAACTTGTCCGTTTGTACTATACGATGTGCCTACTGCATCAGTTAGTTTACTAAAGTCGTAATGACTGTATAAGTTTGTTGTAGGTATTGCAGGAACATAATCACTAACCTCAGCAGTTCCAGTGCTCGTATCAGCAACAGTTATATTAGCAGAAGATATTATAGTTTGACCAAATAGTGGATCTCCAGAAGGATACTTTAAATCTGCTTTCCAAACTTCTGTACCTTCTGTAAATGTATCGTTTGCCCAAGTTCTTGTGAAAGTTCCAGTGTTACTTGTTATAGTAACACTTGTAGTTAAACTATTATCTGTAAAATCTGATGCATTACCAAAACCACTGACAGAACTCACTAGTACCATTGTGACTGGTAATACTGTACCATCTACTACACCAGTAGTGTTAACTGTAAACGTAACAGTATCTCCTTCGTTAATGCTAACAGAAGAAGGAGTTATTGTCGGTGTTTGTACAGTATCTGCCACTGAAATTCGTGTTGGTGACCCAGTGTACACTAGAGCACTTGCTACTCCATCTCTATATAAATTTAATCCGAATGATTTTGCTCCATCTGTGATATAATCACGACGTGCTGTTCTAGTGATAGTTGCAACACCATTACTACCCGAAGCAGATATCGATGCTGTTCCACTCAAGACACCATTTGTAAAATCATTGGCAGTCATTGTACCAGTAGTAGTCCAATATATCGTACCGCTAGTTGGACCTCCAGGAAACGTAACAGTAAATGTTACTGGATCACCTTCGTTTATAGAAAGAGTAGATTCAGTAACAGTTGGTGCAAGTGAAGTATCTACTGCAGTATATGTCGTAGATGCAAGAAGATACGTATTAGTACTATCATATATTGATATCGTGTGGGTTTCATTACCCTCAGTAATCATATCTTGTTTAAGTGTGTATGGAAAAAATGCTGCCGTAACACCTGCTGTATAAGAAAAGGTACTTTGTGTCAACCCAGATGAATTATCATCTGCAGCATTACTAGATCTCCAATATAAAGTTTGAGTATTCCAGTTAGTGGCACTAAAATTAATATACGGAGATTGTCCTTCATTATAAGTAGCTGACGTGCTTACTGTAAATGTAGGATCATTAATTGTTATAGTTGAGGATGTAAGTACTATTGGTCCAGATGTACTACCAGTTCTTATTTGTACTTGGAATGCGTCACCTGCTTCGCTCGTTCCATCTGCTCGTAATGTCTTTGTAAAAGTTCCAGTATTAGATGCTATTGCAAATGATCCAGTCACAGTGAAATCTGTAAAATCGCTTGTATTGACAGTGCCACCTACAGAACTTATTGAGTAATAAAGTGTTCCAGAAGTTATACCTTCAGTCGCTACAACTACAGTAATAGAACTTCCTTCATTTAATGATAATGCTGAAGTAGATGAATTTACAGTAATGCTTGAATATTTTATAGTTATTGGCCATGCATTTACACGTTTTGCGGTATATTGATCAAGCGTATCATATACTCCAACTGTAGAACTAGTTGAGGTGGAGTTTAATTTTCCAATTATATTGCCATTTGCGGTCATGTTAAAGTATCCTCAACCTAGAAAGGTTATTTTAATGTATCCATTACTATCATTAAATGATGCTATGTTAGTTATAGCTGAACCATTAAATGTACCAGATGTGTTATATACACCATCACTGGTTGCTACAGCTGTTGCAGTAGAATCAATATATGAACCGCCACCTATACCTGAAAGAAAACTACCGCCCATAGATGTCTGCCCTCCATGCCCTCCTGAATAACCACCACCACCGCCTCCTGTATTGTTTCCAGTATGTCCACCACCGCCACCACCAAAACCACCACGAGCATTAGTTACAGCGCTGGCAGCACCGCCAGTAGCATACCATGTTCCTGCCGCATTATCTACAGATCCGCCTATGAATGATGCTCCATGTGTAGTTTGTTGTCCACCATTACCGTCTGTGACTGCTGCAGATCCAGTATAGTTAGTTGTAAAATTATACGGTTGTCCTGCAGTGAGTAGTCCACCACCACCACCACCATGATATCCATGGCCGCCCCCACCTATTGCGGGATGGGTACCAAGAACAAGTGGAGAAAGCGCATAGCCATCCCATCTTGGTCGTTCTCGAGTTTGACCGTTAATAATTGCTTGTGTAGTCCAAGTTGAGTAAGATCCACCACCACCGCCAGCAATTATGATAGGAGTACTTGTACCTTGCAACACAACAAAACTTCCACCACCAGCGCCAGCCATGGCTACTCCTGAGGCAGTGGTGTTGCTAGCGATGTCTACAGAAGCACCTGCGCTTTGTCCTACCACCATTTCTAACTTATTAGCAGTACTTAATATAAAGTTTCCACGTACTATTGCGCCACGCCCATGGCCACCTACCACGCCACTGGTGCCATAATTACCTCTTGCGCCAGCAACTTCAATTTCGTAAATTCCGCTTGCTGGTGGTTGCCAAACCTGATAACCTTGTGCTCGTCCCTGTGAAAAGAAAGCTGCATTACTAGTCCAAGGTTGTGCAGCATAGGTTGCATTTGCCGTCAACGATGCAAATGTTGGTCCAAATCTTCCGCATAGTCCAGCTGACGTAAATGTAAAAGTTGTGAACGAAAACAAAGAACCAGTTGAACCTATCAATGGTAGATTGAGTGGTCTATTAGCAACACTCTGGTTTCCAATGTAGTTTTGATGTTTTGTATAGAATCCCATCAAGAAATCTCTTCAAATGAACACAATGCCTCAAGAATACTGTTTGCGCTAGATGTAAGACGAATACTATCATTTTCTTCTAAGTAGATAGAAGTATCTTTTGATATCAATACTAGTGTAGCATCAGCAGGTACTGAAATTGTAAATGCTATTCTAAACGCAGTTGTTTGATTTTTATATACATCAGCAGTAATATCTGCTGCTGTTGTACCATTCACGTTTGCAATTATTAATGAATTTATTTTAAATACCTTACCGCTTGATGCAGCATTGGTAACTATTGCTGTTGCCGAAGTTGTCACAGCAAGCCCAGCAGACTCTCCTATGATTGTTGCTACGTTTACTATATTAGGTGCTGCCATATGTTATCCTCCAAATACAATTGCCATGGCAATTGACTTTCCTGTTGTTATTCCACCACTACCACCTGCTGATGTTGCCCACTGAACACCAGTTCCAGTTGATTGTAAAACTTGTCCATTCGTACCTACTCCGCCACCAGCTGTTAGAGTACCCGTGACTATTGGACTAGTTAAAGTTTTATTAGTTAGAGTCTGTGCATCAGTTAATGTGGCAACAGTCGAATCAATTGCAACAGTAACTGCAGCTGATCCATTAAAACTTGTACCAGATAAACCAGTTCCAATGGTTAATGCATTTGTAGTAGTTCCAGCACCACCAGCCGAAACTGTTGCCCACTGAACACCTGTTACAGTTGATTGAAGAACCTGACCATTTGTACCCACTCCACCGCCAGCAGTTAATGTTCCCGTAAGAACTGCAGAAGAAAGAGTTTTGTTTGTTAAAGTATCAGTGGTTGCTTTACCAACTAATGTATCAGTACTTGTTGGTAATGTTAAAGTGCCAGTATTAGAAATACTGGAAATAATTGGTGTAGTTAATGTTTTATTAGTTAATGTCTGAGAACCAGTCAATGTGGCAACAGTAGAATCAATTGCAATAGTAACTGCAGCTGATCCATTAAAAGATGTACCAGATAAACCAGTACCAATGGTTAATGCATTTGTAGTGGTTCCACCACCAGAAACTGTTGCCCACTGAACACCTGTTACAGTTGATTGAAGAACCTGACCATTTGTACCTACACCACCACCAGCGGTTAGAGTACCAGATAAGATAGCAGACGAAAGTGTTTTATTAGTTAGAGTCTGAGTACCAGTATCTGAAACCAGAACTGCATCAGAATTGCCAATCGTAGTTCCACCTGGAAGTGTTAATTTATTTGTAGCTGAGGCAGCATGTGGTTGAGATGCAATTTTTTGTCCATGAGAATTAACATGGCAGTTTAACTGGATTTGACCATCAACTGAAGTTCCATCACCTTGGACTTCTAAAATACTAGTAGCTGGTTTAACTACTATATTTCCTGCAGCAGAAATTGTAGTACCACCAAGAACAGGTGATGTTAAAGTTTTATTAGTTAGAGTTTGTGCGCCAGTTAAAGTGGCAACAGTTGAATCAATTGCAACAGTAACTGCAGCAGAACCATTAAAGGATGTACCCGATAAACCAGTACCAATAGTTAATGTATTGGTAACACTACCTGCAGATGTTGCAGTAGAAGCATTACCAGTCAATGCTCCAATAAATGTAGTTGAGGTAACAGAAGTTAAACCAGCGAACGTAGTTACAGTTGCTCCGAGAGAAACTGCAGTTGACCCAATAGTAACAGAACTATTAGTGAGTCCAGCATTATTCACAGCACCAGACGCACTTACGTTTGGTGTTAGTAGTGATAGATTTCTGTTAATGGTCATTGTTGATCCTTATTATGTATTTATAATAAAGGCGATAATATCTTCCACGAAATAGTGGACTCGTCCCATGTGTAATCATAAACAGAAGCATTTGTTGGAAAAGGCACTGGAGCAGTCCACTGACAATCACTATTTAAAATCCAACTCGGGAATAGTTGTGGAGGTATAAATGCATTTAGAGTTTCATCATAAGTGTATCCAATACCTGCATAGTTTTTTCTTGGATTATTAGTAGCATC